GATAGCTTTAATAAATCAGTTAATTTATTCATTTTGGTTTCTGTTTTAATTATTACTTTATTGTAGATAGCATGAAGTTCGCGCACTGTTGCGTTCATTGCAGGCTTCATTTTCTTTGTTTCTATAATTTCATCAACTATGCCTAAATTCATACATTCTTCGGCAGTCATCCATGTTTCTTTTGCCATCAAATCTTTGCACTTGTCTAATGTTAGATTTGTATTGCGTTCAAATATCTTTGCTAATGAATTTGTAATTAAATTCAACACTTCTTCATCACTTCCACCGTTTGCGTTGTGCATCATAAATGTACCGTAATCAGCCATGTATTTCTTTTGGCCACAAATAGCAATAACACCAGCCATTGAATAGGCCATGCCATCAATATAAGTGTTTACAGGTATCTTTGAATTAAGTATAGCACTAACAATTGAAAGACCATCGGCAACACTTCCACCAATTGAATTAATACGTATGTTGATGCACTTAACTTGGTCTGAATAGTTATCGTTAATATACTGAATATCCTCTGCAATCCACGAACCATTGATGCCCATATCCATCCCATCAATATTGCCAATATGCTTGTAAATAAGCATCGTTGCGGTTTCGTTGGATATGTTCGTAATTTTCATTGTACAAAAATGGTTACATATTTGCACTTCAATTCAAATAAGTTACTAATTTTGTGGTGTTTAGTAACTAATATTTACAAATGGCGAATCCAAAAAACGATATAGCAGAGAAAAAACAAGCCGCAAAAGCTCGCGTAACTGCTCACTTAACAGGTGAATTAAAAAAGAAATTCTTTGATGAAGTCGAAAGGACTGGCACCAAAGAATCTTATTTGCTCAAAGAAATATTATCAGAGCATTATGGTAAGAATAGGTTTTAAACTACGCTATTTTAGCTAATTCAGCAGTAATTTGACCGTAAATTTGTATGCCTGTGCCTATTGTCCAAACTCCACTTGGTAATGTAAAGTTTATATCCTTTGAACCTGCAATTGTAAACCCAAGTGCAAATCCTTTAGTTGGGCTTCCTGCTAAATTATCATAATAAGCACCGTTGTTAAATTGACTTTTAAAATTAGCAGTAAATGGCAAAGTCAATGTTATTGCACTCGCATTACTTCCTGTTAATGTCATTGGGCCTATTCCGTAATCAATCCAAATAGTTCTTCCCTCTTGTCTATATTTAACATTCCAATCTGCTGCACCACCGGGTAATGTTAATGTGCCACTTGATGCAGATAAGTAACTTGAATTAAATGCAATGGTATTCCATTGACCATACAATAATAAGTCATCAAAATTAAAATCACCACTAAACGGTGCGCCTACACTCCAAACTATTCTTCTAATTTCATGCACATTATTTGATGTTCCATCTGAAAATAATGCAGGGTCATAATTAGCAGCAGTTACGTATGTAGTTGTAATTGTGCCTACAATTGTTTGACCAACTCCGGGTGTTAAACCAGATGTTGCCAAACATCTAAATATTTCATCTCCATAAACTATACAACCAATAGATATACTTGAACCAACTTTTCTACAACCATACATAATTCGAGGTAATAAAACCGCAGGATTTACCTCTGTATCATTTTGCGCTATTAACATTTGAATCATATCTAAATCAGATTCTTGGTAAGCCGCTTGTAAATGTGCTAATGTGCCACTCTTGAATGGCATTGCACTTGTACTTGAAATGTCTGTGAATTTTACTTTTTTCATTTTAATATGTTTTTACATCGTAAGTTATGCCTGCATAATTATACAGGTCGGCTATTTGCCTAATTATATTTTCATTGTTTGCGCTAATATTCGGTGCAATATCTGTTGTAGGTGGTATTGTTAACGCATTAGCTACACCAATAGGTACATTAATAGTAAATTCATCACCTGTGTTTGCAATGTTTATAGCTTGTATAAATGTTTGTGCTTCGCCATTGCCATAAACTATTAATGAACTATTCACCTCTGTAAATCCAACGTAAAGCACAACATCACTTGGACTGCCCGGGCCTATCCATATATCACTACTACCCGGCACATTTACAAACGCAGTTCCAAACCACTCATTTAATGCCCATTCAAATAAGATGTGTTGTGCATTGTATTTACATCTCGGTTCGATGCCCACAAAGTTGTCTTGAATTTTAAACCAATAGTTTGTGTTTGTTGGCAAATTACCAGTGCTTGCAACCCAACATTGATACACTGCTTTGTCTGTGTATTTCACTTGGTTACCTACTGCATAGGCAGTTGCACCGCTATAAATTGCTGCTGCATTTCCATCTTTAAACGTGCCAAACATTGTGTTGTATAGCACTTGCAATGGTTTAACAAGTGTTTTAGTCCAAGCTTTGTAAATCGGCAGCCGCTTCTTTGGTGGCAAGAAGTTGACCGCAAATGTATCTGTGTTTATGATGCTACTCATTATTGTACAATATAAGATAATGTGTCTGCAAAGGTATGTGTTGCAGTTGTTTCTTGTGCTACATAGCCCGAAATAGTTTGATATTGCACACTATCAACACCCAATAAAAGATTATACAATGTTACGCCTGTGCCATAAGCAACAGTATGTTTTCTCACTAATATACGTGCTAATGATACCGAATTAACACCCTCAACCGCTTGTATAGCATCAACAACTGCTTGTGTGCTTATAACACCATTAAATGGCAAGGTAGCCATATAATTGTTTAACGCTGCCACTACGTTTGTGCTTATTACTGCTGAATATTGACCGTTGTAATAGATAGTTGCTGCCACTTCCATCTTATCGCTATTCTCATTAATTAATGTAAATGCAATGCCCGCAGGATTAAATGTTTCAATGTAACTTTGAAGCTCGGCTAATTCACCAACTGAAACTGGCACAGGTGGGTCTGATTTAGCAACCTTAATTAACACCGTTCTATTTGGCGCTGTTATTACTGCACACCTTGTCAATATTTGATTAGCAGTGTTAATTGTTGGGTATTCAACAGTAAATGTTGTTGTGTTCAATTGAGCAACATCGCCTTTTTGATACTTTAAAACTTTATTGCGTGTCCATTGTGGTGTGCTTGGTGCTGCGGTGCTTGCGATGGCTTCTAAATCTGTTTTAAATATGTCTTGCAACTGCTCAAAAATAGCTATGCAAGAAGCTACGATAAAATAATATAGATTCCATTTGGCAGTTTGACTTGTTGAGGTCAATGCCGATAATGTTGCGTCTGCATTCTTTGCATCCAACATACTTTGTTTTATTTGTGCTACTGTGCGGGCCATTATACTATTGATGTTATAAGTCCTTTAACTACGGTAACTGTTTTGCCATTAGCGGTAGTAAACGATCCTGTTGCACCTGTTGCAGTTGTATAACCAACAATAGCATTAACAGTTGTTATTGATGTAACTGCATTTTGATTTACTATTACTTTTTCAGTACCTGTAATTGCGCCTGCTGCTGGTAACTCGGAAATTTTTTGCTCTGCCATTTTATTGTTGTATTATAAGTGTATAACCTGTTTCTGTTAATAATTCGTAACCTAATTCACTCGTTAACGCTATTGATTCAGGGATAAATCCAGTGCGAATAATTGCGTTGTCTAATTGTGGGCTGTTGTTTGTAACCAATGTTGTAACTAACACCTCTGTTGTTGGCCCATCCATTGCAGAATAATCGAAACCTTGCATTGTGTAGGTAATAATAAATTCTTGTACGTTGGTATGGTCTGCCGATTGAATTTCACTTCTGCGCAGAAATCTACTGTTGTAAGGTGTTGACCAACCATGTATTAAAACATTTAAGTCTTGTTTTAGTTGCAATACATCGGTGTCTTCAGTTTTATAACTTTCAAATCCTAAATGCAAAGCTATTGACATTGTGCCTTGTTGTTGCCCTTGCAAGTTTTCAATGTAGTCGGCAGATGGAAATTCAATAAAGCAACAAGGATAGTTAAATGGAATGTTAATATCCTCGCGCTCAAATTGGTTGTTCCATAGTGCAACATACTTCAATGATTGAAGTGTGCTAATACGTGCCTTTAATTGATTATATATTGCTAACTGCATTACTTAAATATGTTATCTAATCGTTTAACAATAACTGCTTTTACTTTCTCGTTAAGGTTGTAAGAATCGCCCATAAATTGTCGCTTGGGCATTTTAAACGGATGCTTGCCCCACGCTTTGCCCATTAAACCATCGTTATGTATTTTCGCATAATCCAAATCAGTGCTAATCTTAACTGTTAATGCGGCACGATTTTCTGGGTTACGAATTATTGATTTTTGCAAATCACCGCTTTTAACTAATATACCTCTCCCCGCCTTTACGCTTCTAACAACGCTTTTATCTCTTTTCCCATCATCATTTTTTGCAAACTTTCCTCTACCTTTTTTTTCAAAAACTTTTCTTTTTTGCCATCTCACTACACTTTTATCGTCAAACCCTTGTTTTACAAATGCTTGTCTAAAAAATGTTTTAGCAGTGTTACCAACATCTACAATAGCCGCTTCCATCGCTTTACGCGCTTTCTTTTCTGCCTGTTTTAAATCGAATTTATTGCTCTTGCTCATTTATCGGTTCAAAGATAATGTTATTTTCTTGTTCGGTAAATGGTTTCTTATGGTCGTTTTCACCAACTAATATTTCTTGAGGTATTTTTTCAAATGCAATACAAGACAAATTGCCTAAATAATTTTTACAAACACTGCAAAGTAGTTTATCTATTAACATAATTATTTATTTTTAAATGATTCAAAAACTTTTAATAAATCTTTAGGAACTCCAGTTTCACCATAAGTCCTATATTGAGTATACCATTCTGCAAAATATTCTCGTTTATTTGTTTTGGCATATTGTGATGGAATATCTTTACTATCCCATTTCCAAACTATTTTACCCTCTTGATTAGGTTTTTCTCCAAAACCATTCCACATTATATGATTTTTGTTTGTGTAATCTCTTAAATGCCCTATTTCATGTGTAATAGTATTAGCTATTCTTTCTGAAGCATTATTTGTCATTGAACCTATTGAATAAGGTACAAACTTTTCATTTTTATTTATTTTATCCTCAATTTTAGATATATCTCTTTCTATTCTTAATATAGTACTGTTTACGTTTGTTTGATTGTATTTAGGATTGTCTAAATGTTTATTTTTAAAATCATTTAATGCAGCTTGCATTCTATTTTTTTCATCTACAAAACTTTTGCTTTCTATTGGCTTATAATTGTTAAATGTTGTTTTATTTATTGTTATTTCTTGAGAATTTATATGATATCTTCCTAAATCAGCACCTCTTGAAGAAAATACTTTTAATGATTTAAGTTCACTTAATGAAGAATATGTATTTTCTAATTCTATTGTTTTTAAAACCGAATTTGCTAAATCCAATTTAAGACCGTTTAAATCAACTTCTTTAATTCCAAATTCCTTTATTCTATCTTCTACTTCCTTAATATTCATTGCAGGCTTAAACACTTTAGGCACTTCAACAACAGGCGCAGGTCTTGGTGCTTGCGGTATAGGTAAATTCCAATTCTTTTTAGCCATCTCTTTGTCGCCTTTTGCAATGTCAAAGTAAGGGTGCTTGTCTTTGCCCTTTTCCTTAAACACATAGCCATCAATGCCCGCGTTCATCCTAAACAATGGTGGCACATCATCGGGCGGTGTAAACTTGCTCAAATCAGTTTCTTGCCCCTCTGATAGTTGTATTACGGTACAACGGCAACGCCATCCATTAGGTGGATAGTATTGTTTCCAGAACGGGTCGCTGATTGGGCGAATGATGTTATCTAATGCCGCGTGTGTTGGTCTTACTCTGCCATCACCAACGGTTTGATATTGCAACAACGGCAACACATCGGCATCTGCTTCTATACGTTTCCAATCGGAGGCCATACGTGCTGATGCTTTCGCAGTTTGATATTCGGCTTGCAAATAGTCTTCGTTGTATAGCGTAAACATCGGCCTAACTGCTTCTTTGAACTTATAAAAGTTTGATTGTAATTCGGGGTCGGCTAACATTGCAGTCATTGCCCTTGTTTGTTGGTAGGTTTTAGCACCACTAAATATGTAGATGTTATTGGTTAAATCAGCAGTTAATATTTCATCAACAACTGGCGCCAAATCAATGCCATCTCTTAAATATTTTGCAGTCTTTAAATAAATTCCCTCTGGCAACACTTGGTTATTAATCGCACCTATCCACACATCGTTTGACATACGATTAAAATCGTTTTCATCAAATGGTGTAGGTGGGTCAACCTCCTTATCAATATTCAATATGTCGCAGTAGCCGCACATCTAACTATAAATGTTTCTTAATCGTTTTGCAATGTTTTCAAGTTGGCTTTCGTTTTCGTTTTCGTTTTCTATTTCGCTTTCGTTTTCACTTTCGGTTTTGATTGCTTCTTCTTCTTCTTCTACACCCATTTCATCTTGCAATTCAATGCCGTATTTATGCTCTAAATATTCGTGTTCAAACTTTACGTACGGCATAAATGAAGCATCTATCTTTGCTTGCTCCATCAATGGTAAATTCTCACTGTCATCATACTTGAATGTGCAACCTGTCAAGTCAAAACCATTACGAATCATCATCGGCACTAACTGGTCTTCAATTATGAACTGCATCTTTAACGTGTCTTGCTTTGCTATCATAGCAGCAACACTTTCATGAACATTAGCCGAACCACTATAAGACTTTTCATCAGTTGTGCCTGTTTGCCCTAATATTATCTTACTTATTTCTGAATTGCAACGCTCCACCATTTTATCAAACACTGCATAGGCATCCGTTCTGCTTGCTTGCATCAATTCAATGTTATCGTTTAAATCCAACACAGCCCACGAAGCTACACCCATATTGCGCAGCATATTTTCCATGTTTTTACGTGTCAATTCATCACGCACATCTGTTTTGCCAACTCTAATTGGTGAACCAAACACTTCAGCAAATTCAGCCCATGCTGCCATTGCGTTTTTCTTCCAAATAACGTATGGCGCTAAATACATCATTAATCCTAAATCTTTCTTTTCGCCAACACCAATGCACCAATTATTATATGGTGACACATCAAATCTTTTGCCCTCTGTTACGGTTGCAGTGTTGGTGCGCACTAAACTAAATTCAGGCACTACATAAATACGCGGTATAAGTTCAACACTTGAATACTTATCGTTTATAATTGCGCCAAATTGCACACAACTAAACCCCCAAAATATTGAATCTAAAGATAAACTTTGAAAGTCATAAAACCATTTTTGGTTAAACAATGCAGTTTTAGCTTCATCGCATTCGCCATCTGGGCCATAAACCATAAACTTCTTGCTCAATATCTTTGATTTACGTTGCAACATTGCCGATTGCACTTGCCCATCTAACACAATTTGCTGATAGGTTTGCATCAATAAAAATCGGTTTGGGTACATCGGTGATTCAGCCGCTTGTAACGCAATGTTAAACTTTGTCGCATCTTGTCTAACACGCTGCAACTGCTGCTCAAAGTCAATAGTTTTACGTATGTTAGCTTTCTGCGGTTGTGGTTTGTTAAAGTTAAATATATCGTTATACCAAGCCATTATTTAAAGAAATTATCTTGTTTGTCTAAACTATTACCGTAGCGAATAGAATAACCAGTGCTATCGGTTGAATTAATGTTTAACACCTCAGCGGTATCTGTGCCACTTGCCCACGCATCTAATTGGTCTAATGCTTCTCTATTGCGTTCTATTCTCAAATCGGGTATGTTTCTTGGGTTAATCCTTGCATGCAGGTTATACAATGTCATATCCATTGCAAGCTCGACAAACATCGGATAACGATTATCACCAACAGTCCAATAGGTTGCGTTGCTTGTTGCAATGTTAATCATTTTTGACCAATATGCAGTTAATGTCAAAGGTTGATTTGTGCTTGCTGCAATAGCTGTGTAAACATAGCCATTGTCATCGGTTACAATGTTGCCTATAATGTATTCGGTTTTGTTATCCCATCTGCTAAAGTCATTAACGTGTGTGATTACTTCGCCTAATATTACTCTATCGCGTGTGCGGTAATGTGTTGTTGCTGAATAGGCATCCATTGTGCCTAATTCAATGTCAACCATGTAACGCTGCACCAATTTAGTGCGCATTCTACTTATGGCCTTAACCTCGCTATCGTACAAGTTTTGCGGGGTGTTCTCGGTTATCTGATTGAGGTCAACCGTTTGAATTATTGAAAGATAGTCGGAGGTTTTTAAGAATCGTGCCATAGTGCAAAATAATAATAAATTATTCGATATAATGTAAAAATGTAACTAATTTTATTTATGTTTGCGATAAACATAATAAACTAACTAACTATGAAAATCATAACAACTACAAGCCCTGCAAATGGTGGGCATTTTATTAACGTGTCATTTATTACTGAATACAATGGTGACACTTGGACTTCACAACCTTACACATTGCCTATTGAAGTTTGGAATAAACAAAAAGAAATCGAACTAAAAGAGGAATTTAAACAGTTTGTTTTGTCAAAATCTACTTGCTGATTTATATTCAGCATCACGACCGACAACAACAAGCGGTTTGATAATTCCTGTTTGAAACCTTGCGTATTGTGATGCGAATACCGATGTGATTAAGTAACGTGTTAAATCTACAATGTGACCAAATGGCTGGTAACTTACTTTGGTCACAGGATCGGTTACTGTGCGCTTATCTACTTTTCCGTTTTTATCCTCTTTGGTATTCTCAAAATCTAATATTGCCACGCGGCAACTTTCATCAGCTATAAAACTAATGCCTTGCTCATTGTAGCCTAATATCGCATTAAAGAAATCGGCACTCGGGCGCACATTTGGATTTGATTTAGCCACTCTGCGAATCGGTTTAACTTCATCTAATTCGTTAATTAGTAAGCGGAACAAATCAAAGCCCTTTTCTTGTTTAACGTCATCCTTTTGCGATGTGCTATCGCCACACACATAAACATGTCCGTTATGCTTCCAATGTCGAAGTCGTTGCATTATAGCCCTGCCCATTGCTTTGGTTGTGTTATCGGGGTTTTTTAGCGCAATGCAATCAATCAATCTTATTTCGTTGTCATCACTAATTTGAAAGATGCCACATGGAAAGTAAGGGTTTACGTTTTCATCAAACGAAAGCCAAACTGCTAATGATGGGTCATAGGTTACAATGCCAGTGTGTTTGATAGTTGACCAACTTTTAAGAAATTCGCCACCAAAATCAACTTTGCCCCATTCGCCTAAAACATAAACTTTGTGCAGGTTTGGGTTTGCTTTAACACGTTCGGTTAAGTGATGGATGTAATCGGCATCTAAAAACGAATTATCTTTATACGTTGTATTCATCAACATGGTTTCAGCATCGGGTTCATCAAAGAATCTGCGCTTTATCCAGTGCTGCTCACTTATTGGGTTAAATGTAATAATAAACTGTTTGTAGTTATTCGTTTCGCCTCGCACCCTTAACTCTAACTGATTAAAATCTAATTCATCCAACTCGGTTGCTTCCTCACACCAAACTGATGTGATGCCTGCAATTGATTTAATTTTTTCGGGGTCATCCATTCCGGCACAAAGTATTTCGTTGCCTGTTGGATTGTGTGTAAAGCGCATCTCACTTTTGTTTATCGTAAATTCGCTAAATATATCGTATTCTAATAGCTTATCAACAAATAACTGATACACACTATTACGAATTGTTGTTGCTACTTTTCTAATGCAAAGAATGCGATGCCCTTGCTCGGTTGTTATGCGCAGTATTATCTTTTGAACTGCCGCTATGGATTTGCCCGATCCTGCGCCGCCTTTCAATACCAAGTATCTATGTTGGCTTGAAAGTGCGGGGCGGTACGCTTCGTTAATTTTTACTTTACTTTTTAGCATCTACAAATTCAACCTGCCACATTTTAACAGCCTCGCCTTTTGTGGTCAAATCAGCATTAACCGATGTCGGTATCAACTTCGCTGCCAACTTGTAAAACTCGGTTGGGTTTTCTTTTGCCCAATTAGTCAGTTTAGCTTCTTTGTCTTCCTGTAATTCATTAAACGCTATTTCAAACGCTTCTTTAACTGATTTGGTCAGTTTGTTGGGGCTGCCCTTTCGACTACCGCCACCCGATTTTTTACCTATTGCCATATTTATCGCAATTTAACGCACTATGCCATAAAACTTTCATAGCACAAAGATAAGAATTATTTTAATAAGTTTAGCAATTCAGTTTGCACCTGCTCAAACGATGTAGCTACTATGTAATTACCTCCATCGGCTTCAATTGCTGTTTTGCGTTTAAGTTGCGCTTCGCCCATTTTATCCGTTGGGGATTTTACCTCAATGGCAAATAGTTTTCCTTTAAGAATACATTGTATATCCTCCATACCTTTGTTCAACCCTGCAATGTAACCAATGCCTTTTCTATATCTACCCTCGCTACTTATGCGCCTTGCACTATTGCAACTGTGTACTGATTTAAGGTAGGCAATAATAAGGTCGGTAAACTTATTGGTGTTAAAAGCATCTTTCGTTTCTTTCGGTTGGATAACATTGTTTACTGGCAAGTCCAAGTGATTTGTCGTGAGCTCCGACTTTCGCTTCTTAACTACTTTCTTTTTATTCAAGTTAAATCGTTCAATGGGTAATGTGTTCCAAAACGCTTGAGCCATGTTTGACCGTTTGTATTCGTTGTGGTAATAAAGTTCAAATTCGGGGATTGTGTAAATTTTCATTTTTTACAAATTAGGTTTTTTACAAAGGATTTAACAACTTTTTTACAGATTTTTTACAACGCTGTATGCTTACTTACAGTAGCTATATATATTATTATTATTATTATATATAGTATATAAGCAATAACTACAATA